CTTTCTTGGTGAACTCCATGATTAACCCCCATCTCCATCGTGGGGGCAATCAGCGCAGCGCCCAGTCAGGCTGTCGTAATCGCCGCAGCACGTAGAACACGGCTGTACGTATTCGCCGCGTTCGACTGCGCGGATCAGTTCGTCAATCACGGCAATAGGAACAGCGTGCGGCGACATTGGATGACCAGCCTTCACCCATTTGTCCGTGTCATTCTGAATCCTCTTTCTGGCTTCGCGCACCAACTCAAGCCCTAGTGTTGCGGATCGCGTTTCTCGTAGAGCAGCGATGGCTTCCTCCAGCGTTTGCGTGAGCCAGCGGTGCGCCCCAGTCCCACGGAACTCATGCGCGGCGGTGTCCAGTTTACGGATCAGAGCACCGTTCTTATCGCATTCGCGCCCCAAGGCGGCGACGTGTTCGCCGATGGCCTTACCGCCGGCCTCGCAGTACGCAGTCGTCTCGGCGATAGTTGCTCGCGTGGCAGATCGTCGCGCTAGAGACAGCAATAGCCGCGATTGCCTGCCATGCAAGGATTGATCGTCCGGGTGGTTCTTGATGTGCTCGGCAGCGGCAGCGACGAAATCCATCAGATCGCCCTCATCAAGCACGGCGTTCAAGTGCCGCCACTCGTCGTAGAGCGTTCCCGTCTCCGACATGGTGGCCTCAACTGCCCGAAGGAACTGCCGCGCTAAGACGCATAGATCATCATCTGGGTCAGCGTTGATGCGGTCGAGAACCTTGTTTGCCAGGATGATTGCTTCATCACGCTCGCTCAGGCTCGGCGATGTGGCATCGCGTTTCATACCTTCTCCTGTCCGTACCTGGCGATCAGCAGCGCCTCGGCCCGACCGTGATCCTTCTTGCGGTGCAGATCCACGGACGGATAGTAGCGCGAAGCTAGGCCGCGTGCGAGTTCTTTGTCCTTGTTCAGCCGGAAGTACCCCTTCCAGTCCTTCGGCTCGACCAGCACAAGCGCGAGGCCGATGCCAGCGATCACGCCGGCGGCGCCCCAAAAGCTCATGCCGAGCGAGAACATCGAGCCGACGCCCTGCCCTGGGAAGGCGTTCACGCGCTCCATATAGACCGTCGGGCGCGGGTTGGTCGCCGCGGCGTAGCCTTCCAGCAGGATCGTGAGGCCATTCACGTCGAGTGCGCGCTTCACGAACCCGGTCTTGCTCAACTGGATCGTCGGCATGTCGACGACATGAGCGCCGCCGTTTGGCCCGAGCCATGCGATCGCACCCGAGAGGCCCGGGTCGATGCCGATGACGACGCTCATGCCGGCACCAGTGCGCGCCGTTCGCGGCGTTTCATCGCGGGATTCTCCGTTTTGGACTCCGACACGAAGGTTGTGCCCTTGGTGCGGCCAACACGCGTGAGCACCCCGGGCAGCGTCTTGTCGACCTTCACGTCGCGGATATTGCCAGCCAATATCTCTGCGTCGACGCGCCGGCCTTCGTCGGTGTCCTTGAAGTACACCGCTTCGGGAGGTTCGCCCTTCATCCATTTCTTCGCGCGCTTGAACATCGGCAGATCGTTCTGAACGAGCACCAATGACTCGCGATCGGGCAAGTGAACGATTTCGCAGACTGCGTGTGCCATCGCGCCGCGCAATACCTTCTTCACCGCCGCGTTCATGGCGCGTCGGCGGGCCACATAGTTCGGATAGGTTTCCGGCGCAAAACGTGCGGGAGATAGCGCGTTCATGCTCTCTCCGGGAGATAGTTGAAGTCGTTGATGTTTTCTTGTCCTCTGAAGCCACCTGTGCGCAGCACCTCCACCGCAGCAGCTTGACCGGGGCCGTACGCGTTTTCCTCGTCGACGATCTCGAACGTCTCGGTGAAGAAGCCACCGGTGACTTTCGGGCAATACCTGCGGTAGTAGGCGCCAATCGGGTCGAAGACGACGAGGGTGGGCTTCTTGCTGCCAGCATAGGTGCGCCTGCCGCCTTGCGCGACGGCGCTCACCGCATGTTCCTGTACAGTTCGCGCACTTCGTCCTGATCCGCATGAAGCTTGGCGGCGTAGTCGGCTCGCCGGCCAACAGGCCCGGGAGTGTAACCGCCATCGCGCTCGAGATCCAGCGCCGCGTTGCCGGTGGTGCTGGCCGCGGCGACGTCGATGCGAGCACCGCGATCGAAGCGTGCCCGGATCGCCTCGTCCTTGTCGATCGCGCAGTAGCCGAAGCACTGCACGCAATCACAGCCTTGCTTGGGCATCCCGCGGCGCCCATTGTCGTAGACGGAGCTTGCCAGGCGTTCTATCGTATCTTTATTGGAGATTGCCATCGTACCCTCCTAGTTTGCCCGATTACCGGGCGAAATGCAACTCTAGAGCAGGGCAGGGGGCTTTGTCAAGGGGTGGGCGCCGGAGCGTCGCCGATTACCGGAAACGCGCTCGAGCCGGCGGCGATTACCGGAAGGCCGGCGCGGGATTCCCATTTCAGGTTGCCCAGAGAATGCAAGTCCCTAACGGCATGGCGCAGCCCGGGAGCAGGGAGCAGGCAAGAAAAAGGCACGCGTTACGCATGCCTTGAATTCTACGGGACTGCGGGACGGAAGTCTAGCGCGGCCGAGTGTGAGCCTGCGACGCCATCTCCATCTTTATAGTCGTTAGCCGCCACCGTTCACGCTGCCGCGCCTGCCGGTACTCTGCCGCGCGGACTGCGCCCTTAGCGCTGCTGATGGCGGCGCGGATATAGGCGACGGTGTAGCACGCGCCCGCATTCTTGGCGTGCCGTAGCGCGTTGCGCAGTAGATCGCGCGCCATGATCGCTTCAGACACGGCGCGGGTAATAGCGCCCGCGTCTAGCTTGATCCTGCGAATGCCTTTCTTCATTTCAACCCCTTCAAGATGACAGCGAGAATGGCGGCCGCCCCAATGCCAAGGCAGCCGGCCAGGATGCATGAAACAAGAAAGCGACGGATGCGGCGCAGGATCATAGCCCCAACCGACGCGCCATGACTTCTAGCTCGCTGTAGGGGATGACGTGGCAACCGGCGCGCAGCGTGCCGTCAGCGTCAATCCGGTCCAGCGGATAGTCGCCGAGTTTCAAGCGCCCTAGTGCATGAGACGGCTCAAACCCGCCGTGACCGATCGCGCGCTGCACCAGGTTCCAGACCATCGGCGCAGCCGCGAGCGGAATGCGCGCGCCTAGGGACGTTTCGATATCCTCCCCGTTGACGCGCAGCATGGGGGACTCGTAGCGGCCGGCGTAACCGTAGTTGTCATCCATGAACGCTCCGAACAAGCGCCAATTCGAGCGGTGCGCGCTGGCGGTATAACGCGGCGGCGCTAGCTCGCGGTCAATCTCCCGCAGTCTTGCCGTCGCGTATTTGGCTTGCGCGCGCTGCGCGGCTGCGCGCTCGCGTTTGTCCAAGCTGGCCGGGTCCGGATTCTCGATACGCGCGGCGCGCTCTAGCGCGGCCGCAAAGGACGGCATGGCCGGCATTTTGCGCCGAATGCCGAAGAAGATGAGATACGCGGCGAGCGTCTTATGCGCGCGCTCTGCGTCTTCCTGCGCCCATTCCACGCGGCTGCGCGTCTTCACCAACCCGGCGCGCTTCGCGATGCGCGCCAGGTCGCCGGTCAGGTATTCGAGGTTGGCCGCGTGATCTTCTTTCACGCCGTCGCCGCCGCGGTATTGCCCGGTTCGCATGCGCTCGCCGATGATGTAGCGCGGCACGTTGATGCACGCCAGGTGCGACACGGCCGAGCGCGCGTAGCTCAAGTGCTTGGCAGTCGTCGCGCTATAGCTGCGCTCGCTCATCAGGACAAGCGGGGGATTCTTCGCGCCGTAAATTTTGGCTATCGGCGTCGCGTAGCTGTAGAGCGTATCGCCCTGAAAGGACAAATTAGAGCCGCGCGCGTGATCCTGCGCCGCGTGCGCCCATTTGTGCGGAATCTCTCTGTTCGTGAAAACAGTTTTCATTTTATCCACCTTTCCGCGATGATACTGTCGCAGTCTGAAAGTAGCTCGCTGCTCCCATGCTGACCGCGACGGCGCATCAGCATAAAGGAAGGGCACCATCCCGTAGTGGCGGCAACGTAACCCCATACTTCCTCGCCGTAGTCAAATCGCACTTTGATGCGGAAACGTTCGCCGTTGTTATACGCGCGCACGAACTTGGCAGACAAATCTTTTTCACTGAACTTGTCGCCGTGCGCTGCGCGCATCCTGCCGCAGTAGCTTTCGTATCTCATTGCGCCCCCGCTTGCTGCATGATGTAGACGCGCTGCGCTTCGCGCGCTTGCGCGAAGTCCGCGACGGCAAACGCGAGCTTGGCACCGAAGACGAGCAGGGCACCGATGATGGCTAGGCGAATCATGAGAGAACCTTTCCGAGAAGAAACCCGGCCAGGACAGCTAGCCAGGGTGACGCGAGAAGAAGATAGGCTTGTGCGTGCGTGATGAGTTTGGCGCGCGTCATACGCGCTCCCTGCGTGTCAGCGTGACGGCGAGCGACGCAGCGCGGCCGGCCGGCTTGATGATGCGGAACTGATTGCAGCCGCGCGGCCAGCTTGCGACGATTTCGCGCTTGCGCGCGGCCTCAGCCTTGCTGTCGCTGTCCGCCGTGAACTCTTCGGCGCGTACCGTGAACTCCGCGCCGGTCTCGGATGCGAAAACGTGGAAACCGTTTCCGGCCGCGGCGATGAGTCGACCGCGCTGCGCTTCGGGAAAACCCTTCCTGAATGTGCCGTTCATGTGTTGCTCCTTTTTTGCCAGCTTGATTGCTGGTAAGGCGATTCTCGGCGCAATTATTCAGCCTGTCAATTCCCGTTGTGGGTCAGTCCTGATCTTTTCCCTCAGTCAAGTCCAGTCCTGGACTGGGATTTTGGACAGGACTGGATTTGCACGCTAATAGAATCAAGGCTTTAGCGCGGTATTCTGGACAGTCCAGGATTGAAAAAAGACAGTCCAGTTTGTCCCGCAACCCTATAGGGTGCGGGAAACAGGACAGCCTTTGATACACTGGATTATGACATCGCGCATTGGCGCAGAAACCCGGGCAAAGATCGCGGCCGCATGGCCCTCTATCCTGTCGGGGTTAGCCGAGGGCGGCCTTGTATGGCGCGTGCTCGCGCGCGCTGGTCTGAATGCCGATGCCCTGCGCGCCTACAAGCTGGAGAATCCCGCAGCGCGTGAGGAATGGGAAGCAGCGCGCGAAGCGAGCGCAGATGCTTTCATGGATGAGGCACTAGACATCTCTAATAATCGCGACGTCGACCCCGCCCATGCGCGCATGAAAGTCGACACGCTGAAATGGGCCGCGCGCATCCGTAACCCGCGGCTCTATGGCGACAAGGCGCAGCTAGACGTAAACGTCCGCACACTCGATCTCACCAGGATCATCAGCGACGCCCAAGCGCGCCTTGCTGCGTCACGGATCATCGAAGGACATGTCATCCGCGCCGCGCTCCCCGAGCTAGAAAGCCTTATGTAATCAAGGCGCGCGCTCCGCTGGGCGAGCGAGCGGAACGGACATAATAACAGCGTACGCGCGCGCAAGCCTTTGATATAGCGCGCACAATTACCCCAATGCGCTGCAATGGTCATTCTGTTAAATCGAGGGACCAGCGAGCGCAGCGCGCCAGGTGCACGGCCGGCTCTCACGGCGGCGGCCCTGCTCGCGTTCTGAAGGGGGGTGCCGGGCCGGGTAGGGGGCGGATTCGCTGGCCGAAGCCCGAGCGTCGGCAGGAGGTGCTGTCGCCCGCGCAGAAAAATTGCAAAAAACTTGTACGTTCGCGTCCGTTCCAGTAGACTAGACGCATGGACTTGAATCCGAACCGAGCACGGCAGAGACGCTACGAGCGCAGCAACCGAGAGAAAGAGAACGAGCGCCGGCGCCGCTGGCGGCTGCTGAACAAAAGTCCGTCGCACGGCAAGACGCGCGCCGAGATCCACGCCATCCTCGAGCGCCAGGGTTTCCAGTGCGCGATCTGCGCGTCGACGCGCCATCACGGAGCGGGGTGGCACGGCGATCACGATCACAAGACCGGCGCGTTCCGCGGCGTGCTGTGCCACGGGTGCAACATCGGCCTCGGCAACTTCAAAGACAAAGTGAAAATTTTGCGCGCGGCTATTCTCTATCTCGAGCGCCACGAGCACGAGCAAGCACAGTTGCAGTCGCTTCTCTGAAGCGCACACCCCCGTAGGGGGTGCGCTGAAAGCGGATGATAAACTGGTAAGGTGATAGGCTCCTCCGCGCACGAGTCGGAGATCTTCACGCAGATCCTTGCGCTGAAGGATGATCCGGTCGGCTTCGCGCACTACGCGTACCCTTGGGGCCGCAAGGGCACGCCGTTCGAGGCCGGGCTGCGCCGCTGGCAACTGGAGGAGATCAAGGCGCTCGGCGATCACACGCTCGAGCAGAGCTTCCGTGCGGCGAACGATCTGCCGCTCAAGGTCTTCAAGTCCGCCTGGTCGAGTGGCCGCGGCCCGGGGAAGTCCGCAGCCCTTGGCATCACGGCCGATTGGCACATGAGCGCGCACATCGGCTCGACCACGATCGTCGCGGCGAACACCGAGACGCAGTTGAAGTCGAAGACCTTCTCCGAGTACGCCGTGTGGTTCGGCGCCGCGATCAACGCGCACTGGTTCTCCATCGAGAACATGAAGATCGTTCCCGCGCCGTGGCTCTTGGAACTTGTGAAGAAGCTGCCCGAGCAGGGTGGCCTGGGCATCGACCCGCGCTACTGGTACGTCGCGGGGCAGACCTGGAGTGAGGACAACCCCAACGCCTTCGCCGGCGCGCACAATCCGTACGGGTTGCTTTTGCAGTTCGACGAAGCGGCCGGCATCCACTGGAAAGTGCACGAGGTAGCAGAGGGCTTCTTCACCGAGCAGAATCCGTATCGCTTCTGGCAGATGGCGTCGCAGATGCGCAATCGCTCGGGCCGCTTCTTCGAGATATTCAACGATCCGCAGATGGGCACTGGATGGAGGACGCGCACGCTGTCGACGCGCGGCATGGAGAACGTAGACCAGGTGGTCGTCGAAGATCAGATCAAGCGCTACGGCATCGATTCTGACTTCGTGCGCGTCGAGATCATGGGGTTGCCGCCGCGAACGTCGGAGGATCAGTTCATTCCGTGGGACGCGGTGCGCGCAGGGCAGCAGAATGCTTTGGCCGTAGACTACGGCGAGCCGCTGATCCTTGGCGTAGATCCGGCGCCGCGCGGGAAGACGTCGTGGCGATTCAGGCAGGGTCGCAATGCGCGCGATGCGTGCGGGCCGGCGACGCACGGCTCGTGGTACGGGAAGGACAATGTGCAGATTGCCGAAGC